TGTTTACAAAACACTTTGCACGAATTGTCTGCAGACAAGAACTAGAAAACGACGATGTCGAACTCTTTTTTGATGTCGTGCAGAGTGTTGTCGATACTAAACTAATCACTGCATACGACCAGGACAAAGAAGAAGTTGGTGTTGAAGTTATAGCATACGTTAGCGAAGACGATAACGGATTGTTGTATATATACGAAATTGTCCTTGCAGAAGAAATAGATGCTGAAGAAGGCAATGACATATCATATGCATTGTTCCAAGAGTTTGATGAAACAACATTTACATTCGAAGCAAGTATCGAAGTATAGATGAAGGTTACTGTACTCCTAATAGACGACCAGTACTTAGCATTTGATGAAGACGGTGCCGTCATTACTGATCGCAGTATATTAGAACAGTTATCGTTTGAACCTTTTGTAGGCACTAGGTATGTTAATAACATACAGGTTGACAACAACACAGAAGATGCTATAATAACACCATTGGACATAAACATAAATTTAAACACACAGAGGTAAGAAAATGGCATTTAATAGAACATTTAATGGCGAAGAACAAGCACGTTTAAAGAGACTCATTGATGAGGGTATGCAAGTTACTTTCGAAATGGAAACTCTCAGAGAAGGTCTTAGAGACACTGTAAAAGCAATTGCAGAAGAGATGGATCTTAAACCGGGCATTATCAATAAAGCAATCAAAGTTGCACATAAAGCCAGCTTCCAAGATGAATACGACAAGTTCGATGAACTTGAAACTATCTTAGAAACCGTTGGCAAAACACTTTAAGGGTTAGTATGGCATTAGGCGACAAAGTCACGGGATCCGTCTCCTCTATGTTTCTTGATCATTGCATCGCTAGGTACAATGAGGCTAAGGAGCAAAAAGAGTTGAAGCGTGATTCTGTAACTATGTACAACAGAAAGTTTAGACGTGCCAAAGACATATCAGTAGTTGACGATCCAATTATTCGTAGTACAATACAAACATTAATGATGAGCCACAACAATGCACATTATGAGTTTGACTTAAACGACGACATAGAAATATACATAATGGAATACACTGAAGCAAGTGCAGGATATGTTGATTGGCATAATGACTTTGCAGCCGCACCGTTATACGATCAAAGGTTAGGAAAGCAGATTAAGTTATCATTGTCGCTAATGTTAAATGACGATTTCACAGGAGGTGAACTCGAGTTTGACGAAGGGCAACAACAGTTAGGTACAGGAGAATATTTGATATTTCCTTCGTTATGGAGACATAAAGTAAACCCTGTAACGACTGGTACAAGAGTATCTGTAGTTGCTTGGCAGTATGGACCTAATTGGAAATAGCCAGGAATTCGTGTCGTTAGACACCTATAGACATATATATTAGTAGTGGTATTGCGACAGCCGAAAGTGTTGCTTGAAATAGGAAAAGATAGATGAGTTACGTTGACGCCTTCTTCGAGAAGAGCAAAGATATTATACATGTAGTTGAACGTGTAGATGGTAAAAGAATTATTCAACAACTAAAGCCGGAGTATAACTTTTATGTGCTTGACCCCAAGGGTAAGCAACAAAGTATACACGGAGACGCAGTTTCAGAAGTACGTTGCAATAGCGATAAAGATTTTAAAAAGAACATTGCAATGAACACCCACAACAAGACATTTGAAAGTGACATTAAGCCACTGAACAAAACACTTGCAAAGCATTACACTAATGCAGAGCCACCTAAACTACACACAGCATTCTTCGATATTGAGGTTGACTTCGATCCATTAAGAGGTTACAGTTCGCCTGATGATTCGTTCACCCCTATAACTGCTATTGCAATATACTTACAGTGGATGGATGCTATGGTATGTTTAGCAGTTCCACCTAAGACATTGAGTTGGGGACAAGCACAAAGCATAGCAAGTAAGATGCCAGAAGTAATATTGTTTCGCACAGAAGGTGAACTACTTAAAACATTCCTAGAAGTAATTGAAGACGCAGACATACTAAGTGGTTGGAACAGTGAGGGTTATGATATTCCTTACACATACAATCGTATCGTGCGTACATTAGGCAAAGCAGAAACTCGCAAGTTATGTTTGTTTGGTAAGACACCAATGAAAAAGACCTATGAAGCATTTGGTGCAGAGCGTACTACATATGACTTGATAGGGCGTGTACACTTAGACTATATGCAACTGTATAGAAAGTACAACTATGAGGAACGTCATAGTTACAGACTAGACTACATCGGTGAGATGGAAGTAGGTGAGAAGAAAGTAGCATACGAAGGCTCACTAGATAAACTTTACAATCATGACTTTGAAAAGTTCTTAGAGTATAACATTCAGGATACGTTGTTACTGCATAAATTAGATCAAAAGTTACAGTTCATTGACTTGGCTAATACTATTGCACATGACAACACTGTATTACTTCCGGTAACAATGGGTGCTGTGGCTACAACAGAACAAGCAATCATTAACGAGTCGCATAGACGAGGTTACGTTGTACCTGATCGTGTAAAGAATAGAGAAGAGAACACACAGGCCGCAGGTGCTTATGTTGCGTTCCCTAAGAAAGGTTATCACGAATGGGTAGGTAGCATGGATTTAAACAGTCTGTACCCTAGTGTGTTTAGAGCGTTAAACATGGCTAACGAAACTATTGTTGCACAGCTCAAACCCACATACACAGATCAAGAGATCAACGACAAGGTTGTACTAGAGAAGAAGTCATTTGCTGATGCTTGGTTAGGTAAGTTTGGTAGTAATGAATTTGAAATGGTAATGGCCAAGGATGTAGATCGCCCACTAGAGTTAGATATGATAGGTGGTGACACAGTAGAAGTCACAGGTGCTGATGTATACAACTTAGTGTTCAATAGCGGACAACCATGGAACATCAGTGCTAACGGTACTATCTTTAGAACAGACTTCCAAGGCATTGTGCCTGGACTGTTAGAGCGTTGGTATGCAGAACGACAAGTGTTGCAGGGTAAGAAGAAAGAAGCAACTACAGATGCACAAAAGATGTTTTATGACAAGCGACAGTTAGTTAAGAAGATTAACTTGAACAGTTTGTATGGTGCGATACTTAATCCGCATTGTAGATTCTTTGACAAACGTATAGGACAAAGTACTACACTTACAGGCAGAGCTATTACTAAGCACATGGGTGCTGAAACTAATCGCATGCTAACAGGCGAGTACGATCATACAGGCGACTGTATGATATACGGTGACACTGACTCTGTTTACTTTAGTGCTGTTCCGGCATTACCCGAAGGACAAACATTAGATATGGAGAGTGCAATTAAGTTGTATGATCATATCTCAGACACAGTTAGTGATACATTCCCACAATGGCTAAAGGACACATTTAATGTTCCGCTAGCCGCTGGTGCTGTGATGAAAGCAGGACGTGAAGTAGTTGGGCGTTCAGGATTGTTTATTACTAAGAAGCGTTATGCTATCCAAGTGTTAGACTTAGAAGGTTGGCAACCAGAAGGTGGCAAACTAAAAGTAATGGGCTTAGACTTGAAGCGTAGTGATACGCCAGAGTTTATACAAGACTTCTTAGAAGAGATACTAAGTGACTGTTTGAATGGCTCAGCAGAGGAAGAAGTCATTGACAAGGTTCGCGAATACAAGAAGTACTTTAAAGGATTGCCTAATTGGCAGAAAGGTATGCCAAAGCGTGTAAATAACTTAACCACATATACTGCTAAGATGGCTGAAAAGGCTAGAGTAAATGCACCAGACAACTATAGATTACATAGACTAGATGCTCTCAAAGAAGATGGTAAGAAGAAAGGTGCAACTATTCCTGGACATGTTAGAGCAAGTATTAACTGGAATAACTTTAAACAAGCACAAGGCGACAACTACAGCATGACTATCACAGATGGTATGAAAGTTATTGTGTGCAGACTTAAGAGTAATGCAATGGGATATGACAGCATAGCATACCCAACAGATGA